AGTAGATCGACAGATTGTCGAAGCGGGTAATCAGGATGGTGTTGTCGGGGAAATACGGGACTGTCACCGCTTGCAAGCCGCCGATCCGTTTCTGGCTGATGACAATATCGGTCGCCAGTGTCTCGGTCGGCGCCTGCTTAGTGTTCACCAGGGGGAAATACTTGTCGTGCAACAGCTCCCGGCCAACAATGGCGACCAGGCCTGCATCTTTCTGATACCAGGGATCGAGCAGGTTGACCGCGTCAAACACGGCGGCGTCCAGATTGACATAATCTCCGCCGGTGCCGACCACCACCTTGCCGGAATCTTTTACTCCCTCATGCATGACGCGCTGGGGCGCCTGTTCGCGGTAATGCTGCAACCAGCCCTTGTTCACGTCCTGCAGCAACGGATTTTTATCAATATCCGTATCGGCGGCCACGGTGAGGCCATTAAAACCGATCATCATGCGGTCCAGTGCTTGGCGCGCAAGAATGGTGTTGGCGATGCGCTGCTGGAAATCGGCAAATTTCGCCCAGGCGTCCAAAGTCGCATACTTGATATGAGTATCGAAGTTTGTTTTTTCGCAGCGATAGCCACGGTTATCCAGGGCGGTCAAGTCTCGGGTCTTGCGGTCGGCCTTGTCGGTATTGGTGCGACCGGCAATCGGGCCGGAAATGCCCAGGCCGATTTTTTCGCCTTCCTGCTCGGTGACGCCATAGATATTGATTTTTCTCAGAAACTCGCTCGATTCCTGAATCTTGGTTTCCAGCTTCTGCTGCACACTCGGCGCCACAGAAAAGGCGCTGGAAACACTGGCGGTGTCGTTCAATTGCGCCAGGCGGGCGGTGTATTTGTCGTAGGCGACACGGGTAATTTTTCTCATGCGATGGATTCCTGAATAATGGGACTATGGTCGTGTGGTGCGGGCCGGTCGGTGCGAACTAAAAATCGGTTTCCGCTACGCCGTCGCCGCCGGCAGCGGTTGGCCGGTGCGTGGAGTTCGCATCGGTCGATTCGACTTGCTGCTTGAATGCCGCGAAATCCTCGGTGGTCTGTTTCAGGGCGGCTTCCAGCGTATCGACGCGTTTCTTTTCCTCCGCGAATTCGTCCGCACTCAAATTTGCATGCGTTGCCAGGGTCTCGACGGCGCCGACCAGTTCACCGAAGCGCGTGTCGTCGCTGGTGGTCTTGGTAGAAAAGCGTTTCAACAGGTTTTTGAGGGTGTCGGACAATTTAGTATTTCCTTCGGATTCAGGTGGGGGGATGTCCTCGAATTCCAGCGCGGTTTCCTCGGCGGCCGTAAACAGGTTTTCGGGGGATTGTTTGCGGGCCGCAAACGGGTTCGATTCGGGATGCAGCGCAGCAAACGATAAAACCTCAGTACCCAGGCTGGCGGGGCTGTCGGTGACAGCCAGGCCGACCAGGTAGGCCTCGCCGGTGTCGGCAAATTTCGGATTGATTTCAATGCTGGTGTAGATTTTTTGCCGCGCCTTGTTCATGGCGACCAGTTCCGGCGTAGGCGAGATTTGCGCGAACAATGCCAGCTTCTTGGCGCCGCCCAGGGTGATTTCCTCGGCTTTGACCGCAGTGACATCACCATAGGCTTTGAATTCGCCAGCGGACCAGGTGCTGCGCAGGTGTTCCATCCAGATGCGTGCACCATAGACCTGCGGGTCGAAATTGGCGGCCATCTGCTCGATAAAGGCACGGTCAATCACGCGGCCATCGGTGGTGGCACCCTCGACGGCGACGCGGAAGAATTTGGATTGTTTACCTGCTACGGGCTTGGCGGTCGGTGTGGACATGGTGGCGGCGATACTCACAAAGTTCGAATACCGCCATGGTGGGCATTACTGCGCAGCTCAACAATCGGCAGCGGGTTGATAACTGCCTTACCGACTTCCTGATAAGGGCTTTTACCCGCGTTGCCCTCTACGCTGGCGGCATGTTACTCAAACCTGTTCAATCCAAACCAGCAAAACGCAGCGCCACGCGCGCGCCAGGCACGCTTGCCAAGCTGGCTGCCGTTGCCAATGATCCCGCCGCCATGCGCGACGCCGCCCGCAGCCTGTACTGGCAAGGCTGGCGCATTTCCTCTATTGCCAAGCATCTAAAGATCAAACGCAGCACGGTCGCCAGCTGGAAGGAGCGCGACAAGTGGCATTTGTCGACGGCGATAGATCGCGTGGAGGGGCAGATCGAAGCGCGCATGGTCCAGCTGGTCAGTAAAGAGGTCAAGACCGGCAGCGATTTTAAGGAAATCGACCTGCTCACGCGCTCCCTGGTGCAGATGTCGCGTAAACGTCGCTATGACGGCGGCGGCAATGAGGCTGACCTCAATCCGAACCTGGACAAACGCAACGCCGGCCCGAAGAAGAAGCCGACCCGCAACGATTTCAGCGAGGACCAGAAAAGCCAGCTACTCGACGCTTTCCGCGATTCTCTATTCGATTACCAAAAGGTCTGGTATCGCAACGGTCATGAGAGAACACGCATTATTCTGAAATCGCGCCAGATCGGCGCGACCTGGTACTTCGCCCGCGAGGCGCTGGCTGACGCCCTTGCGACTGGCCGCAATCAGATTTTTCTGTCGGCGTCGAAGGCGCAAGCGCATGTCTTTAAACAGTACATCGTCCAGTTCGCGAAGGAAGCCGCCGGCGTGGAACTGTCGGGCGACCCGATTGTGCTGCCAAATGGCGCCCACCTGTACTTCCTAGGGACCAGCGCCAGGACCGCCCAGGGCTATCACGGCAATTTCTACTTTGACGAATTCTTCTGGACCCACAATTTTACGGAGCTGAACAAGGTCGCGTCCGGCATGGCGATTCAGAAGAAATGGCGTAAGACCTATTTCTCGACGCCGTCTTCCGTCAATCACCAGGCGTACCCATTCTGGACCGGCAAGGAATTCAGCGACCGGCTACAGAAAGCCGGCAAGGCCAAGATCGATATCTCGCATTTGCGGCTCTCGAGCGGCTTTACGGGGGAGGACAAGATCTGGCGCCAGATCGTGACCATCCTGGACGCCGAGGCCGGCGGCTGCAATCTGTTCGACCTGGATCAACTGCGCGACTACGAATACAGCCCCGACCAGTTCGACAACCTCTTAATGTGCAATTTTATCGACGACAACCAGTCGATATTCCCGTTGGCTGAGCTGCAGCGCTGCATGGTCGATGCCTGGGACGCGTGGGAGGATTACAAACCGTTTGCGGCGCGCCCGTTTGGCTATCGCCCGGTCTGGATCGGTTACGACCCCTCGTTGTCCGGCGACAGCGCCGGCTGCGTGGTGCTGGCGCCGCCGCTGGTCGCCGGCGGCAAGTTCCGCGTCCTGGAGCGTCACCAATGGCGCGGCATGGACTTTGCGGCCCAGGCCGAAGCCATCCGACAAATGACCTTGCGCTATCACGTCGAATACATCGGCATCGATACGACCGGCATGGGCATAGGTGTTTTCCCCATCGTGAAACAGTTTTTTCCAGCCGCCACCGCGATCAACTATTCCGCCGAGGTCAAGGTCCGCATGGTCTTGAAGGCCAAGGATGTCATCAGCAAAGGGCGCCTGGAATTCGACGCCGGCGCCACCGACCTGTCGGCGGCCTTTATGGCGATCCGTAAAACCATCACTGCCAGCGGCAGGCAAGTTACCTATGACGCGGGCCGCACCGCCGAGACAGGTCACGCCGACCTGGCCTGGGCCTGTATGCACGCGCTCGATCACGAACCGATAGAAGGCATTTCGGAAAGTACCACCTCATTTATGGAGATTTATACATCATGAAGAAACAACGATTCAAACGAACCCAACAACCGGCCACGGCGCCGCCCGACCAGGTGACGCCGCCGGCGCCATCCGTGGAGGCGTTTTCGTTCGGCGATCCGACGCCGGTGCTGGATCATGCCGACATTATGGAAAGCCTGGAATGCTGGCTCAACGGTAAATGGTACGAACCGCCGGTCAGTTGGCAAGGGCTGGCGAAGTCCTTTAACGCCAGCGTCCACCACAGCAGTGCCATCCACTTCAAGGCCAACATCCTGACCTCGACCTTTGTGCCAAACAAGGTGTTATCGGTGGCGACATTCAAGCGTCTTGCGCTGGATTTCCTGACCTTTGGCAATGCTTACCCGGAAAAGCGAAGCAGCCGCACGGGGCGGCTGGTAGAGCTAAAACATTCGCTTGCCAAGTACACCAGGCGCGGGCGGGATCTGGATAACTATTTCTTTGTGCCTGGCTGGCAGCAGGAACATGCGTTTGCCAAGGGGGCTGTATTTCACCTGATGGACCCAGATGTGAACCAGGAGGTGTACGGCCTGCCGCAATACCTGTCGGCCCTGCAGTCGGCCTGGCTCAATGAATCGGCCACGCTGTTCCGTCGCAAGTATTACAAGAACGGTTCTCACGCCGGTTTCATCCTCTATATGACCGACGCCGCCCAGAACATCAAGGATGTGGACAACCTGCGCACGGCGCTGAGGGACAGCAAGGGGCCGGGCAATTTCCGCAACGTGTTTATGTACGCACCAGGGGGTAAGAAGGACGGCATTCAGATCCTGCCGGTGTCGGAGGTCGCCGCAAAGGATGAGTTCTTCAATATCAAAGGCGTGACCAGGGACGACCTGCTGGCGGCGCATCGTGTGCCGCCGCAACTGATGGGAATCATGCCGAGCAACACCGGCGGCTTCGGCGCCGTGGAACCGGCGGCCCGCGTGTTCGCCCGCAATGAGTTGGTGCCGCTGCAATCGCAATTTCTAATGATCAACGAATGGATGGGAGAAGAGGTAGTGAAATTTAACGAGTACACATTAGGCAACATGGAAGGGAAAGCCGTATGAGCGATGTAGCCGACCGCGCCGAGTGGCGCATTGCCCAGGACATCAAGGCAGCTATTGCACATGCAAGCCGCACGCCGCTGCTGGAAGCCGATGGTTATTGCCACTACTGCGATGAACATGTCACCCATGGGGCGCTGTTCTGCAATACGGATTGCCGGGATGACTACGAGAGGGAGCAGGCGGCGTTCAGGCGCGCCGGACGCTGACGGTATACCTGCCCCGCTGCCATGTTATTACGGCAGCGCCTGCATCGATCTGGGCCGCTTCATGCGGCTTTTTTATCGTCCTGACATTGTTGCCTTGCCATGAAAAAGCCGTCGGCCATGGCCCTTTGCGGGCAGTCTCCCCCCACGCCTGCCCGCCCCGTTAAATGGTGTGCTTTTAACGCAACTTGCAAAAGCAGCAAGTCCCCAAGCGACGCGGGATTCGCGGCAAAATCGAGTGCAACGGGTTAACGCAAAATGACGCATTACGAGTCAGGTCTCCAACAGGCGTCGGAATTTCAACAACGTTGTTGCATCTGGCGCAGACTCACGATTGAGATCAATGCCGATAAAGCCGCGAATGGCCTGACTATCATAGATTGCATCTTCAATGCCTTCTTCGGACAGGCCGAAACACTGCTGCGCCACATACATCCGCACCAGCCCAATCGGTGGCCGACCAGCGCCTCCGGCTTTCGGATAAAACGATGAAATTTCGTCCTACAGCGCAGACCACGGTGTTGCCGCAT